CCATATTGATTTTGTGTTGAATCTTCAACAGAATAACCAAAACCCCCAAGTAAAACACCACCACTATTAGCAACAGAAATAGCTTTAATAGAACCTTTTGTTGTAGAACCAACAGTTGCAGCTGCACCGTGTCCATTAACTGCATTTAAACCACCGTAAATAACAATTGGATCACCTGGATAATTAACTGCTGTATTTGCACCTTGATATAAGTTACCTCTTAAAGCCTGTGAAGATGATATTTTAATTTGACTAATTTGACCAACAATTTTTGCTCTAGGAACTTCTGCACCAGCAGTACCGGCAGGAACAATTTGTCCGTTTAAAAAGTAAACATCTTGATTGTGTCCGTCAACAACACGAACAAACTCACCAGATTGAAACAATCTTTCAATATTTGAAATGAATACTTCTATTTTGTTTTGTGCTAGAACTGCATTTTCAATTGTTGCAATTGATTTGGTCGTTTCACCAAAAATTCTAAGATTATTTACTTCTAAGAAATTTAAATCAGTAGTTAATAATTTTAAACTCTTTGAAATGTACCATTTACCAGCAGATGCTTTTAACACGGCATCTTTAGTATAGAAGAAGTCTACATCAGTATTGTATAATACACGAAAGAAGAATTGAAAAGAAGCAGGAGTACCTTTTGATTGGTATAATTCTCTAGCTAGTTTGATAACTCTTTGCTTATCTGCAAGAATTTCTTTTGGAAAATATTGTAAGAAATCATTTTGGAAATACGATATGAATTGATCCGTAGTAGAATCAATATCAGTATAACTTAAAAGATTATTGACACCATCTTCCGTATTTCCATTTTGTTCCATCCATTCATAGTATGCTTGCAAGAATAGAACAAAGTTGGAATAATCCGGGTTGTCCCTAATAAATTCAGGTAATTGATAAGGAACTAATAGTGAGGTTTTTTGACCATTAGTTATCATGTTTTACTTTTAGCTGTAACGTTTACTGTAATTGCTGTAGGATCAAATTGGTCAATAGTGATGATTCTATCATATGTAGAAGATACAATATCTGTCGTTGGGGTTATTGAAATTGCCAATTGACCTAAATCACTATCAACTTGATAAGGATTAAAATTATTTAGACTGATAATACCATTTTGGTAATCTACTGTACCAATATTTGTATTTAAAATAGTTTTAACATTAGTGTTTGCATTATTATAATAAGTTCTTAATGTTCCGTATTGGCCTTGTAAATTAACTATCAATGCACCTAATCTGCCTGTAGTGTCAGATGTTGCTGGAGTAACTGTTGCAATTGCTTGTGTATAGTTATTACCTGAGTTAGTTACAACAATAGAAGAAATAGATCCATTAACAATAACTGCTTCTGCGGTTGCACCTGTTCCATCACCTTGAATTGTAATAGTTGGTTTTGATTGATAACCGTAACCAGGATTAATAATTGAAATTGAATCCACTCCATAAGTTGATTGTGGAACTTCTTCAATATAAACACCATCAATAATATTCGATAAATTAGATGGGTCTAAAAACTGCATTGGAGGATAACTTGTAATGCCGCTACCAAATTTACCACGTTGAATTGGTGTGTTATAGTATAGTTTGATATTAGATGAGTTGCCTAATATTGGGAAAAATTTCTTCTGTAATTTTAAAGCAAACTCACTTGAAATAATAGAAGGGTCATAATTTTGAATTGCAGTTAATACAGCATAAGAATTAAATGTTGAATTAAAAGTATTTAAATTTGTTAATCCGTAGTTTTGAATTGCATTTGATACACCAGAACTAATTTGTGCTGAAGTTAGAGTTGTTTGTGTAGGGTCATAATACACATTTGCATTAATTTGTAAATAAGTGTAATCTGGATCTACGATTGTTGGTGTAACAGTTAGAACAGAAATAGGATTAATAACTTCAGAAACCAATCTTTGTTTTTGTGTATTAGTTAAGAAATAACCACCTGATGGTTTGATTGCAATAAAGACTTGGCCGTAAACAGGAGGATTATTTTCTTCGCCACCCCAAACATTAACTGCATCAAAAGAAATACCTAATGTATTTTGTTGTAATGCTGTAATATAATCATTTTTACTTACTGCACGACCTTGTGCTGAAAAAGATTTAGGTGCTTGAAATTTAATAGAATCTAACGGTTCTTTTGGCCCGCCTTGAGTTGCTGGTAAAACGGGAACAATTGTATAATTTGAAAAACCACTTAATGAGTCCATCAAAGTAAAATTATTTGCGCCAGCAGAAGATGAACCATCGGTAGAAATATAAGATACTTGTACAATATTTCCATCAGTTAATTGTTTTCCTAACACACCATCACCAAAATATAATTCGTAATTACCGTTTAATGCTTCTTGTAAAAAATAAACATTTGAATTTTCATTTAATGTCAAATAGTTACTTGCGGAATTAAATATTGTATAAGAACTATTTGAAGATGATTGTTGTACAACTACGCTAATTGTGGTTGTATCAATATTTGTATCAGGCAATTGGAAAACATACTTTGGATTAGCTGTACTATTAACAGTAAAAGAATATGTTGTAGGTACACCTTGTTTAATGATTAAATTATTAAAAGTTGCAGTATTTGCCGTAACATTAACGGTATTTGAAGTTACTGTTACAAAATTGTAGTTTATGCCATTAACTGCTTGAGACATAAAATTAGTAAATTTTGGTAACGTAAAAGAAGTATTTGCAACACCATTGAGTGTTAAATTAATTTCAGCCTGTGGAGCGATTGCTGATTTCGGTGTATAGTTCATTAATTTTGCATGAGATACAACAGAAGCTCTTTGAATTGCAGAATCTAAGAACATTTCATTTGCAACCATATTCAAATAATATGCATTATATTGTGTATTGTATGCTAAAACATCTAAAAGCGTAGATAATGCTGAACCAGCAAAGTTATAATCTTTGAATGTGTCTTGTGATTGTAAATATGTAATAAAATTAGATTTAATACTAGAAAAATCTAATTCCGTGATGTTTATATTGGTATTTGCAGCCATTACCTTGACCTTTGAAGTAATAAATTAACTGTTGTTGGTTTAGTATTATTTCCTATAAAAAAACTCAAATATAAAGTAAAAGAGTTTTCATCTGGTGACGGAGTTACTATAAGTTGATTAATAGTAACTCTTGGTTCGTAATTTTTAATGACAGTTCGTATTTCATTATCAAGAATATTTGATGTCAAAGCATCCGCCATCTCAAATAAAATTGTATTTACATTTGAACCTAAATTTGGTTGAAATGGTCTTTCATAAAAATTAGTAAGCAATAAATTTCTAACGGAACGAATAACTGATTGGTCATCGTAGCTTAAAGCAATATCTCCAGTGACCGGTAAAGGTTTAAACGTGAAGTCTATGTCGGAGTATATTTTTTGTAAAGTTGCCATCTTTTATTTATGTCTAAAACTAAAAACGCTTTTTAGGAACTGAGTCAGCCTTCGGAGAATTTTTAGGCCGGAACGAAAAATTTCGAAATTTTCTAAGATATTAAGTTAATTGCGTTTGCAGTACCTATGAAATTAGTTATCAAATACGTTTGTGACTCTCCCATCGTTTGGAATTGTTTTGTCGCATTGTAATTATGCACCATATTTTGTAAATTTGTGTAAAAAGTCACATCCGCAGATTTTATTGTAGACATTAAACTGGTTGCAGTATTCATGTCATCTGTAACTTTTTGAATTTGTGTTGAAGTTGCAGTATTAGCAATAATAGCAGCACTATAAGTTACATAATCAGATGAAAGTATACTAGAGTTAGAGTTTAACTGTGGTCCAATGAATAAACTTGTAAAACTACCAAGAACAGGTGAAGTATTTGTTATTCCATCTGATTGATTTGTAATGTAAATTGCTATTTTACCAAAAGACATTGCTTGAGTATAATATGGATTAACTGTGTCAGTTCCATCAAAAGTTACTAAATTTGATAGTCTATTTGTGTGCCACATAAATGCATTTGCTGTAGTAGCTAAAGAAGTAGCAGTATTAATTAATGAATTTCCTGAGTCCCATGTAGGTGTAGCAATTGAAATAAAAGCATTTGCAGAATTCCATATGTTTTGAACAGCGGTACTAACAGGATTTTGATAGAAATTTGATGTGTTGATTGGTCCTGTACCTGCCGCTACCATTGCCTGTGCTTGATTTGCTGTGATAAAAGCAGGCATAGAATTCATGTGAGATGTTGTATCGGCTGATAAATTCATGATATCGCCATTGGGGTCACTAAAATTGTAACCTAGAGTTCCGTATATGCCGGATGCATTGTTTACTATTGCCATAATTTAAGCTAACATAGGAGTGATTGAAGGAAGTGTGGGTCCTACACGTGTTGGATGAATGTGAAAATCAAAAATACCATCATTAATTACATCATATGCAAAAACAGAACCAGAAATACCCAATACTGCAAGTGGTGAGTTGATTGATGTTACACAAGTAAGTACACCAGTAGGTATATAAGGTCCAGGAGTAGCAAAACCTACATTGATTCCACCTAAAGTTTCTATTCCGCCTGTCGCAAATACTTTTTCTACTGCTGTCACATTTGTTTTTGCGGACAAAGCCATACAAGAAATTTCACCATTAACTCGCAAATCTCCACTTACAATAACATCGGACGGCGCATTTAAATATATATCACCTGCAACCCCGCCTGCTGAAATATTAACATCTCCGTCAGCGGTTACATCTAAATCACCATCAGTATGAATATGAGCGTCACCTTGAACTCTTGTTTGCATATCTCCTTCTACGTGAGCATAAGCAGAACCATATACATGAAGTTTTGAATCTCCATGAACTTCTATATTACAAACGCCTTGAACAACTACACTATTATCACCAACAGTAACAACAAAATTGTTTCCTGTTACAACAACTTCTCTATCGCCATTAACTGACCATTGTTCTCTTGTTCTTGATGTTCCGTGTTCCCATCGTCTAAACTCATTACCTGGCGTATCATCTGTTATGTCAAGATGACCTGACTCTGATTGCCTAACATTAATATAAGGATAGACACCAACTTGTGTATTTGCTGATGAGGTATAGATACCTCCGTATATGTGGTCTGGCATTATGGACTCGATTTACTCACTTGAACAAAAGGTGTTCCTGAACCTGTAGCAATATTTGCTTGAATTGTGGTTAAACTAGAACCAAAATTTTGTACAGAATTTGTTACAGAAGATGCTGCTGATGTGATACCAGAAGATAAAGCATTAGGAACAGATTGAATATTAGCAACGGTTGCGTTTAAATCTTGTCCAAGTCCTTTTACACCAGTAATTGCTTGGTTTGTTTGATTAATTGCTGTTTGTGTTTGTTGTATTAAAGTACCAACATCACCTAGACCAATTGTTAAGGCACCAGCTAATGCGTTTTGTAATAAAGCAAGACATTGTTGTAGTGTTTGTGCAATTTTTTGTGGCAAAGTTTTAACAAGATTAATGAGAGCATTTACATCAGCAACAAAAGCTCTTGCCTCTTGTATTGCTTTGTTAATTAATTTTAAAATCTTATTTACACGTTTTAATAAAGCAATAGCATCTTTTAAAAGATTTTTTATTTGTGTGAATACAGGACTTGCAGAGTCTCCAAATAAAGCTGTGATGATAGCGTCTCTAGCGTTTGCTATTGCTTGTGCTATTTCTGAACTTTTTCCTGCTAAATATAACGATAATTCTGATTTTGGATCACAGATGTGAAAAATTTCTGCATTTGAAATAGCAATAGTTGTATTTTGTATTGAACCCCTAGCAATTTGACTGATTGTTGATGTGCCCGTTTGAATTGCGTTACCAATATATTTCGTTGTTGGCCCATCAGATTCAGTAATAGATGTATAATCACCAGGAGTTTGTTGTATACCGCCTAATTTTACTGTAAATGTCATTTATAACCTCTATTGTTTGATACCAGGCATAATGCCAATGATAACAGGAAATTGTGCAGCTTCACCATCCATAAAGAAACCAACAACCCATTCGCCTAATGGAGCTGCCTCAAAATATTTTGAATTATTAACTGGTAAAAGTGGCATAGCCCATGGTAAATCTTCAACAGGTATATCGTCACCGTACCAGCCAAAAATACGAACTTGATAACGACTCATACCAATATCATCCATACGATTGACTATTTGGCCCATCCACCATACAAAGCCATTCAATCCTGCAAAGTTAAAATTGTTCGTTGCCTTACTCATTATATAATTCCTTTCACCGCATTATTCCATAAAGGTATACCATTATTGTTACGAGGATAAGGTTGTGGTACACTCTCTTTTGTTATTTCTAATATTGTTTTATACTCTGTCAAATTAATTAAATGTCTTACAGCAGTGATTAAATAATTTCCAGAGTAGTATTTATCAAGGTCTGTACTATTTGGCCTTCTTGTCATTAAATTAAATGTTAATATTCTACCAATAGTTAAATTTGCATCACCAGGAACAGATAATCTAATTCTTGTATAATTTGCTAAACCTAATTGTGCAGTTCTATATGGAATATATGTTTCTGCATAAATGTCATTACCTGCAGCGCCTGGCACTCCTGCAATATAAGAAGAACTCTT